ACGGCAATCCCATAGATGTTAAATATGAATATATTCCCATTAGAGCTGGACTTGCATTGATTTTTTCAAGAATAAGTTCTTTTGCGTTATCGGTTGAAATCGTCACAAGTTCAGACATATCCAAGCTTTTATCAGCTGTTAGTCTAACGTCAACTAAGTTCTCTTTATCGATCAACTGATTATAAATATTATTCATAATCGGAGTATTAGTGAAATTGACATTAGCAACAAGATTAGCAGTTATCTTAGAAGATGATAATTTATACTTTTCAATTAATAAATTCTGATCTCCTGTATAATCAGGAATATTAATCGCCTCTAATGGTGTTGAAATGCCATTTGGATAAGCCTGCTTGAAAAGCTCGATAAATAATTTCGCTTCTTCGACTTTCTCTGCCAAGTCAATGCTTGTCATGTTATTATATATAGGCGATAAATAAGGGTTAGGTTCACCGTTATTAATTAATCTATAATCAACATTATTTATGCTAATTATAGGATCGCCATTTATATGACGAGTTGTTATAAAACGAGAAAGATCTTTAGTTAATCCAATTGATGCATTTTCAACATATAATCTATATAATAAATTATAATCTTTCTTTCCAAGATTAACATGAACTATGTTTAGATCTTTTCTGATTTTATTTAAAATATCATCATTGATATCCTCAATTCTTGCATCTGGAGCTATTCCAAGTTGAGCTAATTCTCCCTCTAAGTTAGCTAATTTTTTCGAATACATAAAGCTCAAAGTGTTAAAACATTTCAAGCCAACTGCTGAAATACCAATGCAGTCTTTTCCATATGAATTCGCTTGCTTCATTGCTGGGAGTGTCATGTAATTGTCCATTGAGAACAATTTAGCATCTCTGGCTTTAACTGATTTGGCAGCAACACCAGCTGTTGTATCAGCTGTAACTGGCGTGTCAGAAGCCATTGAGTTAACCACAGAATTTGAAATATCATGTAGATAATAAGAAACAACATTTTTAGTTGCTTCTGAAAGCTTGTCGCCTTCTGTTGATGAATCAATGAAATAATCATTAATTTCTCCTTCGAAAGTCTTAAGCTCTGTTGGTATAATTTCATTTTCAGAAATAAAGTTCATGATGTCAACGAAGTCTTGATATTCTTGCGAAGTTAAATCTTCGTTGTTCATATATCTCTGAAAATTATTGAATTGTTCTGGTGTGAAGTTATGTTGTATAACTCCAACTTTCTTTTCTTTTCCATCAGCGAATGGCAACTGGAACGATTGATCCATGAAACGATAATCGAACCACGCTGTGTGAGCGTCCATTATGCCATTTTTAGAGGAATTAAAACCAGTTAAGTAGATTTTGTCGATATCCAGTTTGCTCTTTATGCTTTCACATAAAGCTCGACTATATCATCATCAAATACTTACTAGTACATGATGCTGCGCACTTCGAAGCTTTCGCCCCTACTCCCTTACGGGATAGTCTGTGAGCCTTCACCCATTACTGGGCGCTTGGTTGCGGATTGTCCAATCTTTTTACTTTTTACCATCTCTGAGTAGTTAATTCAGCCCTATTGTACATTACTGTCAATAGTTGGTATAAAAAGCTCTAAGGAGATCCCCGCAGTTCACGCAGTTTTACGACTTCAATATTTATCTATACAAAAGTCGGACCCATCGATCCAATTCTTTTTAATTGGAACATAAGCTCTATTAGTGTGTTCTTCAATAAATCCAACAACTTTCATTGCCATGATTGACTGAAGAGCTTGACATGGGATACGAACACCCATTACTTTTAGCGATTGATTAAATGATGCTTCAACCTTGTCCAGATAATCATTAAATAATAAATTTAAATATTCACTAGGACTGGCTTTAAAATGATTATAAGATCTCCTTGCATAAGTGTTCATGTAAGACTCAGTAGCAGGAGTGTGTTTTATTGCCATTGCTTCAGCGAAATTGTTCGCGTCGAAGAATTTATAAGCTCCTCTAACATCAGATACAAGAAATACAGAGCCATCTATAATATACATTTCTTGATTTTCATCTGCAGCTTTATAAAGCTTAGCACCATTTTTATTTACGAAATAACCATTGACATTTTCAAGAATAGTCAATGATTTATATTTTAAACCATCTCGTGATTCAACAACGTTTACATGTTTTCCTTCGCCAGATAAAAATGCGAATTCAGCACGCTTGTCTACTTTATTTTTAAACTTCTCGTATCTACTTGCGAAGTATTCACGATTAACGTCATTTAGGCTCATTCCTTCTTTTAAGCCGTATTTAGTAGACATATAAGCAGGCATGATAATCTCTCCAGCATGACGTTCGATTTTTCCTGTCAACTTCGTTCCGTCAGGAAGAGTTAAAATTCCTGTCTTTTCTATTTCATCAAGCTGTCTCTGTTGCTCTTGTTCAAGTGACGCGACTTCATTCTGCAAGCGAACTTTATCATCACCCTTGGCGTTATTAAGTTGCTTACGCTTCATCAATAAATTATAAGCCGATGATAAATCCAAGTCGCAATAAGTAGCGCCATTATCAGCATTAAATACCCAGTGACGGCTCATTAAATTCCTTGGCGTTCTTGATAACTTAAAATATTCAACGCTTGCTATTTTATCAGTAGGAGCAATATCACCACTAAATACAGCAAATAAATTCCCGTTCTGTATGTTATAATACATGTCAGGATCAGTTACCTCAAATTGCTTAAGAAAAGTTCTTCCATCTTCAAGCGTTATGTGTGCTTGATAAATTCCATAAGCCGTGATTCTTGGAACAGGAGTTTTTTCAGATAAAGGGAATCGCCCTTCTCTTAATGCTTGTACAGCATCTTGATAAGCTTGATTACGAGCGTTATTGTCTTTATATTGAGGATCTTGATTTATCTTAGCTCTTAGATTAGCAAGCATATTATTAGACATCGAGATCCTTGTTGTTCCATCAGGATTTACATCATCAACAACCGTTATTAGATCTTCACCAGGAGCAAGAATTGCTGCGATACCAGACATATCACGTCTGATCGTTCCGCGATTAATCGCAGACGATAATGACGATATAATGACATTAAAGAAGTTAGGATCACTGAATGCTTGCTTACTTGCAAGGTTTCTATAATTAACTTCAAGTCCTTCAGCTTCCCATTCACGGATTACTTTGTCGTTCCATGATTGAGCAAGACCCATTCGTTCTTTTTCACCGATAAGCTCAGTTACTTTCTTGGCCAAGAATTCAGCTGACTTGCCATTCATTGAAGCACCAATTTCTTGTTGTGCTGTATATTGAATAACCTTGCTCAGGGCTTTGTATAACCTATCAACATTCTGGAATTTATAACCGTTAATCTGAGCAGCAAGAATCATCTGTGAAGACTCTGTACTTCTCGCTTCTTCCTCATCGTCGAACTTATGATCGAAATTTCCTTGAACTCCGAAGTACGACGTGTCAGTTACAAACCAACGATTATCGCCTTTAAGCCAGTTGCTATTAATATTTTTAGCTCCGTTTTTCATACCAGTTGTATTATTTACCTGATATATCAGAGCGTGTTTTAAAGGTTGATAATAATTAGCTTGATTTACAAGATCAAGATTATTATCTGCTACAGTCTCCCAAGGAGAGACTTGTTGTATATATTTTATATTGTCATTAGTTTTCTTAATGACAACGTTGTTTATAAGATCAGCAAGTGCAATATTGCTGTTATCATTAAATTCTTTATTTTTAGCATCAACTGAATAAATTCCCCCGAAAGCGTTGAACCAATCAAGAAGAGTATCTCCGTTCATTGTCTTCACGAAATATCCGTTAGCCAATTGAACAGTGTCAGATTCAAACGTGTTAGTGTTTTTACCGGATATATCAGTTGCTTTATATAAAAGAGCATAACGTCCTTGATCTTGAAGATATAATACGCCTCGCAAGTGATTATATACATTCTCTCCATCTCGGCTATATGCTATTTCTCGATTTTTAAGAACATTAGGAAGTAGTTGTCCACGCTCTGTACTTTCTATTTCAGAACCAAGACCTGCAATGTGATTAAATCTTCTCATTGCTTCTGAGAAATCAGCAACTTTTAATTCTCTTCCATCTCCTTCGTATAAATAATCAAGAACATTTAAATTCGTTGTTCCTGCAGGGAAAACTTCATTGAAATTAATTGCTGATAACATTGCATTCTGCAACTCGGAAAAAGGTCTTTTAGATGCTTCTGATTGTCTACAAGCTTGATTAGTTGCTACTTGTACAGCATACTTGTCAAGCTCAGCAACTTGCGTGTCAGCATCAGTTGCATGTCTGATTAATTTTAAGCTTGAAGTGTCATTTCTAAAATCGCCTAGGCTGTATTGATAAAGAACATTAGCAACACCAGGAGAATAACCGGAACCGTCATCGGTGTCTAAGTTTTTGATAACTCCTGCAGCATTCCAGACTTTTTTCTTGAAATCTTTCATAACCATCATCTTGGCATGCTTAGGAATTCCCGTTATCAAGCCTTGAGTGAATGTATGAATTTTCGCTTGCATATTAACCATACGCTTAAACATTGCAGAGACATGAGCTGATTCTATTGAATCGTCTGCTGCTGTATAAGCGAAGTCACGGATTTTCGCATCATCACTATTGAAATGTTCAGCGACTGAAGTGTCAGTATCGAAACGTTCGAATTCTTTTCCAGGATTAGTTTTTATTGCATGAGCAAAAGCTCCACCGTTTATCAATTGATTAAAATTATTAATCACTAATCGATGCGTATCTTGAACCGCCCTAAATATTGGATTTAATTCGACTTTGTAGCCTTCATTGTATATGTCATAATATCCAACATTCTTGTCAACTATTTTATTGTTTCCAGCTTTTAATTTGTAAGCAATCAATTGACCACCATCATCAATCCAATTGGCAAGATAATCTTCAACATATTTTTTCTTGTTTTTCTCGCCATATATTGCATCATAAAAATTGTCAACAATTGCATTAAACTCAGGAGTTATTCCGCCAACTTCATCAACAACAGTTATTTTCGGAGAATACTTATCGAATAAATAAGCGAATTTTTTATCCTCACGGAGCATCTTGGCGTTGAAATTTTTAGCGCCTTCATCACCAATGACTCCATATTCTTTCATCTTATTAATCAGAAGATCATTTAAATGCCCGCCTTGAACATGAAATAAATCTTGTATATCAACGTTTATGTTATTTCTTTTTACATAATCATACAAGCTCTCGCCATTAAGATTCTGAAGCCATGATTGAATGTCTACAATGTCTTTAGGGCGAACTCCCATGATCTTTTCATAATCGTTGATCAATCGATCATGCAATGCTTTATATTGAGCTTGCATTGTCTCGAAGTATAACTGCGACATTGCTTTAGGATTAGCAAGCATCGACTTGATTGACCCTTTATTAACCCCATTTACCTTGATGTCAGCATTCATGTCAATTCTCAACATTGCTTGACCGAACTTGTCAGCATAAACGGTTGGCTCCATTTCAACAAAGCCGTTCTTGAGATTCATCGCGAAATCGTGAAATATTGCTTGATAAGCGATCTCTCCAGCGTTGAATTTCTTGTGAGATTTAACTTTCCCTTCAGCATCCATAACATCAGCTCTATAAGTAACTGATTTTATAAGACCCTGATTTTCAGCAATTAAGTTGCTTTTATTACCTTTGGCTGCATCTTTAATTGCGTTGTGTATATCGCCAATTAAATTAATTATTGACGAGTTAGGTTGTCCGTTTCCAGCCAAGTCATTACTCATTGACTTGAATTGTTCGCCATTAGCAATCATCTGAGCATCAGCTAGTTTAGACATAAATGGCATATATTTCTTGTCAAGTGTGCCTTTGGAGAACGGAACATATTTAAAACCAGAAGTTACTTTTCTGGTATTTTCATTTTTTAATTTAGATACTTTTCCTATTTCATCAAGATTGTTAAGGTCTTTCTGAAGCTTGGAATAATTAGAAGTTGCAGAGGCTACTTCTAAAGCTGAAGCAAGAAATTCATCTAAGTCAGTTATTCTCAGATTTTTAAATATTTCTCCTTCATAGCCAATCGCGTCAATCTGGGTCAGATCTTTAACGACTTTTAATGTCTCATAAACCATTCGTTGACTCATTGGCAACGCTTCTGGATTCTTCCACCATTCACCAATCGGGAATTCAGCATTTTTAAATAACTGACGGCCTCTGTTTACTTTTCCTCCGTTAATCATAACAGCTCCATTAGAGCCCAATGATATTTCAAAGTCGCCAATTTTAGCTGTATAGTCAGGATTATAATTAGCATTAAATATATACCCATCAAGAGATTTCTTCAATTGGTGCATGTAGTTATCCATGATCCTTGATTTAATCTCAATTCGATTATATAACCCATCGATGTTTTTCTCTAAGCTTACATATGATTGACTAACTGATTTATTAACCAGAGCATTAAATGCATTATGAATTATATTATCCTGAATACTTGATCCTTTATAATCACGAAGCTTGATTGCCAATAATGACGTTACTTCTGGGTTTTTATATTTAGCAGGAACAGCGTCGTTATCGAGCTTGAAAAAATAATTATAAAGAGTCACTATATTGTCAAGATCGTTGACAAACTTTCCACGTGTGTTGCTGTCAGTTAATATCTTGACTATTGACTCTCTCATTGATTCCTCGATGTCTTCGCGAGAATTTTTCTCTAATAAATCAGCCTCTTTAATATTAGTCATCGTCATTGATGCAGTGACAGTGTTCATGTATTTACTGTCAATTAGCTTGCCATTACGATCAATAATATTAATTGAATTAATAACTGAATTAACAATCTTCGGAACCTCATCAAATAAATTTACAAGAGAATCAGAATAATTATTTTTCTGCTTATGTTTTCTTAATAATTCATACTTACCATTTTTCTCCGATATTGGAAGATATTCGCTATACATCGAAGAAATTAAATTTCTGAAATATTTAACCTTGATATAAGCGCCTCTTATATTATAATCAGAAGAATTAGCAAGCTCTGTATTATTAATAAGATAATTCAATTGCTCTCGGCTTCCTTCTCTATAAGGGATATTTAAAGCTCTCGTTAACTCTTTTATGTTTTCTTCATAATAACGATCAATATTGCTCTGTATATCATCCGCTGATTTAATAACGCCTTCTTCACCTGTTGTGAAGTTAACAATCGAGCTTTTTATAATATCTCTAATAAATCCATTTTTAAAGATATTATATTGAGTTGTATTATCACCAAAAAATACTCTTAATATATCTTGAGGAGTTTTTATATCATCATTTACTGATACAGTCACAACTCGTGCAGGCTTGACAATCAATGTCTTCTTTTCATTTTCAGCCTTAGATTCTTCATTAAAAGTCCCTTCTGGTTTATCGCCTTTAATATCTGTGTTTTCGTCATCATCAATCTTGAACTCATCATCAGTGTCCTGATGATTGTCTGTCTCGATTAATTCTGACATATTCATTATATTCCCAACAAGGCTATTAAGTTCACTAAAGTCATTACTTAAATCAACTTCATAACCGAATTGGGTTTTAATAAATGCAGAGAGAGATTCGAAAATCTCTCTACTGCTTTTATCTTGCAAGTTATTCTCCTTTACAAAGCGTCCTAATCTAAGAGCCATAAAAGGATTTAATCCGCTACAATTCATTAGCACAATTCTTTTAGTTTATTTTCAATTTCTTCCTCGAATTCTTCTGCCTTGTTAATTCTTACCGCTTCTTCGTAAAGAGCATTAACATCGTTAAAAGTCTTCGCGTTCTGCAAATTTACTAAAATTTTCTGATATATCTTGCCTCCAAGCGATCTATTTTCAAGATTAGTCTTAACAAATGCTTCAACGCTATCATATATTGCTTCGTCAAGAACATTCGTGTCGCCTTGATAATTTTTAGAAGTTGCAATTATTTCATCAGTTATAATTGCTCCTAATGTTCTTGGATCTTCCTCGGATAATTTCGTTGTTAATATCTTGTCAGCTGTTGTTTCAGTTATTTTTTCAATATTTTTTACGAAATCTTCCCCTAGGGTTGCATTGCCGAAAGCTTGATCAAGAGTTGCATTTATAAGGCCAGAATATTTATCAAGAATGTGTTTTTCAGTTTCATCTCCAAGTCGTTTTTCTCTTGCAGATTCAGATTTAAGATAAGTCAACAAATTATCAACAGATGTATTGATGAAGTCATCAATGCCATTTAATACATCAGCTGAAATCATATCTTTACTTAATCCCTGATTTATAAGCTCTTTTTCTGTTAAAGCAACAAGTCCTTCTTTTAAGAATTCTTTCGTCTGCTTTATTTCTTCGTCAGTTAATGGAGCATTATTATATACAGAATTTTCGTATATCATAACAACCTCATCTTCTATCACGCCTTCGAAATGATTATCCTCTAGAGTCTTGTTAAAGATCTTCTTCATCTTTTCATCGTCGATTTTAACCTCTGTTTTAGGCTCCTCAACCGGTTTCTTAGGAGCTTCTTTAGGCTTAGTTATAACTTCATTGCTCAACTTGCCATTAGGGCTTAGATCGGCTGAATATTCATTACCGTCAGCATCTTTATATATCGCCTTTTTATTTTCAGCGTCAATCTTAACATCTATATGACCAAGTTCAGTTAAATGATCAACCATTGATTTTACAACAACTCTACCATCTTTAACTTCAGCGCTATAAATGTTTAGGTCATTTTTTATCCTATCACTTGTTCTTACAATATTTTCAGCATCTTTCAAGAACTCATTGTATGGCTTATTGTTGAAGCTATCTTCAAGCGTTTTACTGTCAGCCTCTGACAATAATGGAAGATTCAATAATATATCATTTCTTAGATATTCTTTTTTCTGATGTTGGATTCTTTCATCATTCTTGGCTTTTTCAGCATATTCTGCTTTAGTTAGAACTCCGTTTTCAAGATCCAAGAAGAATCTCTGAGAACATATAATCGCGTTTTCAATAAATAAATTATCATATACAGCGCCGTTGTTCTCATCAGCGAACTCAACATAATTCGTGTCAGTATTTCCTTTTCCTTGGAATGTTGGTCTATACTGGAAACCCTTACCTTCACCAAAGAATCTGCTTGTTCTTACTTTATTGTCACTTGACAGTACTCTATCAAGGGCTGGGAGCCAATATTGAAGATTAGAAGCATTTTCGAAGAATTCAGGTTTGATATTTCCTTTAGTATCACCAGAATCATCAAGATGCTTTTTAATAGCTGCTACATAAGACTCGAAGCATTGCTTATTTTTACCGTCTTTAGATGGCCTTGCAATTGAACATAATGTCGATAATACAGAAACGAAATCAAAGCCAGGACAGTTTTCATCATTATAATATAAATCATATAAGACACTTCTGTCGCTCTTGGTTTTTTCGAGCTGACCGTTGATGATATTTTCAGCGGTCATTTCTTCTCCATTATAAGTTACAACATAATTGTCATTGACTTTTTCATATTTAAGATTATATATCTTAGACATGAATTCGCATATATTGCTTATTGTTCCATAATCAAGAAGAATCTGATTGGCTTGATCAAGAGATATATTAACTCCCTTGTCTTCCATATTTTTCTTAAGAGCCTTTTTCTTCTCATCCCAACTCATTTCTGAGTTTTTCTTATATACAATCTCTTTTATGCCATAATCTTCGATCAATGCTTGTCTATAAGCATAAATCTCTTCAAGAATTGACAAGCCCATATATTTACTTGCGAACGAATCAAGACGCTTAGCTTTTTCTGCCTTATTATCGAAAGCACGAACACTTGTAATCTCTTGCATATAAGCATTTCTGAAATCAGAAAATTTCTTATATGATTTAGGTTGAAGAACAACCATGTTCACCTCAGTGTTGGTCTTATTATCAATTCTATCATTGATAAAATCAGAAGCCATTCTGTCAATATCGTTGCTGATATTTTCAGTCTTTCTTGGCTTTTTAGATATAAACACAACAGGTCGACCATTCAAGCCCTTGTAACTTTCAATCTTTTCGCTGATCGCCTTGGCGCTTGTTTCGTCCATGATTGACTTTATGTGATTATCTCTACCAGTGAATATATAAGGCTTAGATATTATCTTGTAATCAGGAGAATCCATAAATTCCCTTAAAGACACTCTTGCTCCTTGCTTCTGTAATATATAAGTATTAATACCTGCAGGTCTGAACGCATCAGCAGATACTTTTCTTGTAGAGAATCCTTCTTTTTTAAGTTCTTGATCCATTGAAGTGAACATCGCTGAATTTCCATTTTTAAATTCACTTGAGTTCATAGATGCAAGAGTTATATAGGTTGGCTTAGTTTCAATTGACTTTCCAGAAGAAGGATTATAATTGCTATTTTTAAGTCTAATAACAACTCTCATTATCTGATCACCTGACTTCACGGAGTCTTGACTTCCTGATTCGCAGTTAATATCAGACACAGTTTTATTGGTCAATAAAACTTCAATTCCATCATATACTCCATCGAACGCGTCGCCGAAACCAAGCTTTTTAATATCAGCCAATTGCTCTTTAACAAATGTGTCAAGTTCAGCTTGGGTCATATTAGAATTGATAATTTCATTTATTATGTATTTTCTTACCTCTTCATAATTCTTCATCTTCTGTCTGATGCTCACAGCTTCATCTCCAGTATATGAAGATTTTTCAAGATAAGAAGATAAGTCAAGATTGAATTTCTTTCCAATCTGAGAATTTTTAGGTTGATTGGTTATCTTTAATACAAGATCACCATTGTCGTTATATGTAAACTCATGTTTAGCTCCGAAATTGACATACTGAGTATAACCATGAGCTTTTTTATTAAATGTACAAGCTCCACGTTCTTGAGGAATCTCTTCAATGTTATCCTGCGGATTATTGATTGTTTCATTTAATTCATCAACAACTTGAAGCTCTGTATTATTAGACTTTCTCTCTCCACCTTTTTTCTTGTTTTCTCCACCTTCAGATCCACCATTTTCTTCACTTGATGTTTCTTTAGTTTTAGATTTCTCTGGCTTGTAATCGCCAAGAGACTCATCAAGAGCTTTTATTCTGTTATCTCTGAATTCTTGAGACTTGTCTTTATCAAATACAAGATTAGTGTCACGTTCTACCTGTTGAATTGTAAAATTATTTCCACTTGTAAATACAGTACCAAATTTAGCACGACTCAAGAGTGTATTGACTTTCTTGGAATAAGCCATGAATTCTTGTGCTGAAGCTTGATTTCCATCAATTATTTTAGGCGTTCTTATATCACTTGTACAAATGACATAATCAAACTCAGACCCCTGAACTTCACTACGTTTTACTTTTACTATATCAGGATTATAATCTTTAATGTCACTATATACAGGATCACTCTCTTCTTCATAAATAATCGCAACAGACTTCATATCTGTTCCGTTTTTCTTCAAGAAATCTATGAAAGCTTTTACATCATCGGCTGACTGATTCATCTTGCAACCTCTGAATAAATTGTCAGTCTGTATATATTTTAAAGTTATATCTTGATTCCAAGTCTTAGCTTCATTAAGAACATTTTTAATAATTGTGTTTAAATCGCCAACTTGCTGATAATGCATCGTTTTAGATAAAACTCTTACAGTGTCAGCATTATGTTTCTGAACCAATGATCCAGAACGCATTGAATATTCAATAATTGGAGATTTAATAACGTTCATTGTTGATATATTACTTGGCGATCCTTCCTGTAGACTATCCCCAAGAACGATTAAATTCCTGTCTGTGTCTTCAATCCATTTAGATAATACAGCAAGTTCTTTATCAGCATACCAGGTCACCTCATCAATAAATATAACATCAGCAAGATCGTCATTTTTAAACTTGCTGATTTCGCTTATTTTAAGGCTTCCATCTTTATTTATTAGATCGTCAACTTTAGTATCGCCGAAAATCAAGCTCCATAATTGATCCTTGGTTTTATATTCTGAAAGCTTAAGAGAATTAGCAATATTTTTAGATTGACGCTCTTTTATACTTGTTGCAAGTACATCGCTTCCAGATTCAAGCTTAATTACTTTACTTAATAAATTGGCTGTTGCAGAAGTTTTACCAACCCCATGATAACCTTCAATAAATACAGTTGATCTTGCAGTTGTTAACTCATTATGCTTGCCGTATATCGTATCAAGGAATTTATTAAATAATTTTTTATTTTTAATTCCAGCATAAGCGATCCTGATCGGATATTCTTGAGCGAATGTTGGAGAATAATTATAAGCTAGATTACCTTCACCATCTTTTTCATTCAGAGCTTCTCTTAAATAATATTTAAAATCTTTAGAGTCAGTAGATAATACAGACATAAGATAAATCATTTTATCATATGCTGTTAGATTGTTATCCTCTCTTGACGATAAATCAGAAGTTCTTAAATTCGTAGCCTCGTTGAGGTTTAAATATCCGTTTTTCTCATCTAAAATATGCTCAATATATTTTATCTGATCTTCTTCAGATAATTTATTGAAATTTTTGTGAATCTGAGATTCAATATTAGTTAATAATGCCTCTTGCTGAATTGATAAATCAGCAGTAGATTGGCCATTATTTTTAGCAACTTTTATTTGTTGATTTATATTAGTTAATTGTTCATGTAATTGAGGAACATCTTCTAATATATCAACACCATTAAATATTCTTGCTTTAGACAGAACATTCATTGAATTCTCATCCGGGCTTAATTCTCCAGTGAATAATTCATAGAATTTAGTTTTAATATTTCTCTGTTCTCTGAATCTGTCTCCTTGATTATATAAACTCAAGCCATAGAAGAAATCAATCTTCTGTTCGAGATCCATCAAGTCGCTCTTCATACTTAGAGCATTGTTAGACTCAATCAGATTTACAATGTCTCCAGTTTTGAATTTTTCTCTGAATTTATTTAATACAGGATAATAACCACCGCCATTATCTTGCAGACTGTCAAGAAGAGCTGAAGCAATTTGAATATCTTTCTTGATTGAATCATATTTTTCTGGATCATTTAAGAAATAATCATCAAGCTTGGACTCTTTAGCTTTTATGCTTTCTTCTGCTAATAGCTCGATAATTCCATTATTATTGGAATTGGTCAATCCAGTTATATCCTCTAAATATTCATAAATTGGATTTTTAATTGAATTCTCAACTGCAATTTGTAGATTTTCAATAAAATTACCATTGGATTTGTCAGTATCAGTTACAGCTTTTAACTTTTTGACCATATAATTATAAACAACATCCTGAATTTGATCAAGTGTTGCTCCAACAGGAATATCATCACTAATATCTTCATTGTCAGAAATGAAATCCTCATATCCGGTTAATTTATTTGTATAATCTTTAATTGCTTTTTCTGCATCTTTTACGCCTTGATCAGTTAAGCTTTTTAATGGCTTAAAAGAAGGATCCATTGTTAAATTAACATATCCAGCATTTAAAGATTTTAATCGCTTCTCTTGATTGTCTTTATATAAATTTAAAATCGGCTTTATCTCCGCCATGATTTCACCATCAATCGGCAATCCGCCTTGAGATAGTTCATTAAGAGTGTTAAGGATTTTAACCTTAGACTCTTCAAGATTTTTAAGATCTAAATTTAAATACTGGAATAGACCTTCGTTTCCAGATAATATATCATTTCTAACAACTTGATTTTGCTGGCCATCTTCACCAATTAAATCAACTTGTCCTAATGTATATTGAGCTGTTCCATTAGCAAGGGTTTCTAAATTCCCATACATTGATTCCAGCTCAGCCTTAAATAACTGTTTTACTTTCTGTTTAACAGGTTTATAATTAGGATATTTCTCTGTATACTTACCAAGCTTTTTATTAGCTTGTTCCATCATTTTTACAGCGAATTCATATTGTCTAATTTTACCTCCAGCTTCGCCATTATAATCAGCATATCGAGTGTCAATAAGAGCTTTGTCAAGTTCACCAAGCTTGTCATAATCAAGATTATATATTTTCTTGGCGAAGTCTTTTTTGTCGACAGTCATGAATATTTCAGCGAACGGCTTGTTTAAATAAAGCATTGATTGCTGAAAATAATTATCAGCTTTCAATCCAGCTGTGATGTCAGATCTTTCTTTTATTAATTGAGCAATCTGTTCATCAAGCTTGGCGTTCATTTCTTCCTTGCCTTCTTCGTCTGATTTTTTAGACCATAATGAAATTATCTTGTGATTATAATCAGCAAGATCATTTCCAACTCTTGTTTCAAGACCGAAGTCTTTCAATGATTTTAGAACAGGATCGCTTTCATTTAATAAAGCTTTTCTTGTTTCTAAATCGAAGTTTTCAATTCCAACGTTTTTGTATATATGATCATAAGCATCTACAACATCACATAAGCGTTCACGAATAAATGCTTGTTGAGTATCCTGAGCATTTTCTGCATCTAAAAATGAACTTGTTTTTAAGTCAATTTTAGAAGCTGAAAGAGTCTTGCTTCCAGGAATATCTGTCTTTCTAATAATATTTTTAACAGTCTCAGCGTCATAAAAATAAGTCAAGTCAGCTAAGTCATAGCTATCAAGTGCTTTATGAGTCTGCTGCCAAGGAAAGCGAAGCTTATGTATTCCACCACCAATCGCACCGCCTAACATTGCCATTAAATATCTGTCAGTAGCGGAACCAACGTCATACTTATAATTAACTTCCTTGGTTAAGCCAAGAGCTGAAGCTCCAGCACCTAATGCTTGGAAGAAATCCGCTGTTAATTCTTCACCTAATTCTTCTACAGCTTCATTAGCTGCAGCAGCTGTAAGTGAACTTGGGCTTTCCATGACTTTCTTGGCTGCATCGCCAATCTTCTTGTAAACGTCCCTAATAATATTTTTATTAGTCTGTTTAGCAAAGCCTTCTCCTGATTTTTCAGATATTTCGCCAACAATACGTTTTATTGATGGTCTAAGAGCCAAGCTTGTTTCATCAAGACCGATACCTCTTAACGGAAACTGACCAATTTCTGATTTAACGATTTTATGCGTGCCGATCAATGTTCCAAGAGCGATTAGTCCAGCCATTCTGTCTGTGTGACCGTAATCTTTAGCTGCTCCATAAGCATCAGCAGTGGAAGTCAAGGTCATATAAAATGAACCAAGATCTCTCTGGAATTGACCAAATTTAGCGCGTTTCTGAGCAATTTCTCTTGCGTCTGTTATACCGCTTAGATATTTTTTATCTAATTTTAAATATTGAGGAATTTTAGCAACTAATTGTTGCTGAGCTAATTGAGTTGAAACGTCGCCAATGGTTTTAATAATATTTTCCCAAGTGAACATTTCTTTCTGAGAGAACTCAGAAGTACCGAATGTAAATGGCTTAGTATAAGCTTGAAGCTTATTCATGGCTTTCCATATTCCGGATTTATTGTCAATATCGCTAACCCCAGAGTCTTTACCGTCTAATATTCCCTCGATTGCTTTTATATGAGAAGGAAGCGATTCTGCCAAGCTAAGCATAACAGAAGCTCCTGTATATATTCCTGACATTAAAGGAAGAACTCCACCAGAAGCCATAGCTCCTAAAGCAATTGGAGCATATTTTAAAGCAGCTCTTGCAATGGCGCCTTTTATGCTCTGTTCTTTATCATCTGCATCTAAGAAGTCAAATTTATTAGCGAATGATCCATCAACCGTTATTGTGTCAAAATAAGACAAGAACTGTTTTCTTGAAGCGTCGCGATTGCCTAATGTTTCATAACATAATTCACCATCAGCGTTTAATTTAAATTGACCAGCTTTATGTTGAACCATTCTGCCATCTTCTTCATGTTCTCCGTCTTCATCCCATTGAGCAAGAACTAACGG